AAAGAAAATGGTTTTCAACGTCATTGGATTTTTGATGACAATATTGCTATGGTTCGTAGATTGCATAAAGGCAAGCGTATTCGCTGTAATGCTAATTTTGCTTTGGTTGCTACTGAAGATTTTGTGGATCGTTATGAAAATATTGGCGTTGCTGGTTTAAACTATACATTTTTTGCAGTAGATAAAAGACCGCCTTTTTATCTTAATGTACATGTATATTCAGCTATTTTAATTAAAAATGATCTTGAGTATAGATGGCGTGGCAGATATAACGAAGATACTGATTTATGCTTACAAGTATTATCAGGTGGATGGTGCACTGTATTAATGAATGTATTTTTAGTTGATAAAACTGCAACCATGACTATGAAAGGCGGAAATTTTGACGTTCTTTATAAAGGTGATGGTAGGCTTAAAATGGCTCGTTCTTTAGAAAGAATGTGGCCGGGAGTTGTAACAACATATCGTAGGTTTGATAGACCGCAACATCATGTAAAAGGACAATGGCGTGGATTTGATACTCAATTAATTCGCAGGAAAGATATTAACTGGGACGAAATTGAAAAGAAAACTTATGAAATTAAGTTAAAAGCTGTTGATGATATTAAAAGTGATACATTAAAAGATTTTTACAAAGGGATGCAATGAAAAAGATACTTATTACAGGTGGAGCAGGGTTTTTAGGCTCACATTTATCTGAAAGATTGCTATTAGAAGGTAATGAAATTTATTGCTTGGATAATCTATATACAGGCGATAAAAGAAATATTGCTCATTTAATGTCTCATCCTGATTTTGAATTTATTAATCACGATATAACTTATCCATTCTCATTAGAAGTGGATGAAATATATAACATGGCTTGTCCAGCATCCCCTATTCATTATCAATTTGATCCAATAGCAACTATGAAAACCAGCGTATTAGGTTCTATAAATATGCTTAATTTAGCCAAAAAAACAGGGGCTAAAATACTTCAGGCATCTACATCAGAAGTTTATGGTGATCCAACCCAGCATCCGCAAACTGAATCTTATTGGGGTAACGTAAATCCTATTGGTCCACGTTCTTGTTATGACGAAGGCAAAAGATGTGCTGAAACATTATTTGTGGATTATTGTCGCCAATATGGAATAAAAATAAAAATCATTCGTATATTTAATACTTATGGACCAAAGATGCATCCAAATGATGGCAGAGTTGTTAGTAACTTTATTACGCAATCTCTTAAAAAAGACTTTATTACTATATATGGTGAAGGCACACAAACTCGTAGCTTTTGTTATGTAGATGATCTAGTTGATGGCATTATTAAAATGATGAATACCGATAACGATATTGTTGGACCAATAAATCTGGGCAATCCTATTGAATTTACGATTATGGAATTAGCCGATTTGGTTGCTATGACGACTGGACATCCGTTTAAAATTGACTATAGACCGCTACCAATAGATGATCCAAAACAACGTAAACCTGACATTACTTTTGCAAAAGAAATACTTAAGTGGGAGCCAACTACATCATTACAAGTAGGGCTAGAAAAAACTGTAAATTATTTTAGGGGAATTGTGCAACTCTGAAAAGCTTGATATATAATGCACTTGCAACAAATTTATAATATAAGGAAACGACAATGAAAACATCAGATAGTATAAAAGCAATATCCGTAGCATTAGTAGATTCACAAACCAAGATAAGATTTGCAATAAAAGATTCAACCAATCCCCACTTTAAATCCCGTTATGCCGATTTAGCTTCAGTAATAGATGCTATTAAGGAATCATTAAATATTAATGGCATAGCATTTATTCAAACCCCTACCGAATCACCAAGCGGAACTTTGGCTTTAACCACTCGTTTATTACATACATCAGGCGAATGGATTGAAGATACCGCAGTTTGCCCATTACAAAAAAATGATCCACAAGGTTATGGTTCTGCATTAACTTACTTACGTAGATATTCTTTATCATCCATTTGTGGTTTATACCAAGATGATGATGATGGTGAAGCTACTCGTATGAATCCACAAGATTATATTAAAAAAATTGAATCGTGTGGCTCTATGGAAGAATTACAAAAGGTATGGGCTTCAGTATTTAATGATATAAAAGGCGATCCTGTGCTTACCAAAGCATTGGCATCTGCAAAAGATCAACAAAAAATAGTTATTCAAGGAGCATAAAATGAATCAACAAGAACGTTTAATTAGTCACTTTAAAAAATCTAAAACTATTGATCCATTAAAAGCTTGGACACAGCTAGGTATTTATCGGCTTGCTGATTGTGTTTATCAATTACGCAAAAAAGGTTTTGAAATTGAAACCGAACAAAAGCGTGTTAAAAATAAGTTTAAAGAAACCTGTATCGTAGCTGAATATCGTATTAGAGGTATGGTATGACAATCACTAGCTTTTATGGTATTAACCTACCTGTATGGGTAAGTGATATTGTGCAACATGAAAAGCGTCATATAAAAGTATTATTTTTGAAACGCTTTATTGAAATTTATAAGATAGGACAAAAAAATGGATCAAATCGAACAGGGAAGTCAGGAATGGTTAGAGTTAAGGCTTGGGAAAATAACAGCTAGCCGATTATCTGATGTTCTTGCTAAAGGCAAAGGTAATGCCGAATCCATTACTCGAACCAAGTATCGTAATGAGCTTATTAGAGAGCGTTTAACAGGTAAAAAAATTGAAGGGTATAGTAGCCCTTCAATGGAAAGAGGATCGTTGTTAGAACCGCTTGCTAGGGCTTTCTATGAGGTTAAAAACAATTTAATGGTTGGTCAAATATCATTTGTACAACATCCAATCATTAAAAATGCAGGGGCTAGTCCAGACGGATTAGTAGGTGAGGATGGGCTTTTAGAGATTAAATGCCCTGATCCAGCTAATCATATTGCTTATATTTTAGATGGTGGAAATTCATTATCTACAAAATATAACAATCAGGTACAATTTCAACTTTGTTGTACTGGTAGAAGTTGGTGCGATTTGGCTTCTTATGATCCAGATATTGATGAAGATTTACAAATGTTTATTGTTAGAATTTATCGTGATGATGAATATATTAAAATGATGGAATCTGAAGTTATAAAGTTTGATGAAGAAATTACTGAAACTATTTTATATTTAAAGGAAAAACGAAATGCCAATGACACATAGATTAATTGCTAAAAAACAATACGTTGATAAGTTAGGTGAAGAAAAGGTAAAATGGGTAAGATGTGGAATTGTTACTGTTAATGAATCAGGTAAACAATCCGTATTGATTGAACAATTGCCTATAGGATTTGATGGTTGGTTAAGTTTTGCATCATTAGATGAAAAGCCAACTGTAGGTGTAAATGCAGGCACAAGTCATGCTAATGCAGGATTTGACGATATGGAATCAGACGTTCCATTTTAACTAATTTGAGGGAAACTGCCCTGTTTTTTAAAAATTTTACAGGGAGCTTGTCAGGAGTACCTCAACCCTTTTTTAAGGAAAATATATGCCAAGAGCAAATACGCCACACAATCAATTAACAACAGATGAAGAATTTTTAAAACTTTGGAAAGATTTAAAATCACCTAAAAAAATTGCTTTAGCAATTGGTTGTGATCTTACCGCAGTTTTTAGACGAAGAAGAAGTTTAGAAGCTCGCTATGGGATTGATTTAACCGCCAATAGTGAAACGCCAATGATTGAAAGACATTCAGCTAGAGTTAATGTGCCTATTGAAAATGGAATTGCTCTTGTATTTTCCGATGCTCATTTTTGGGATAATAATCCATCAACCGCTTATAGAGCTTTAATTAAATTTATAGATGAATTAAAGCCTAAAGCTGTTATTTGTAATGGTGATGCTTTTGATGGTGCAAATGTTTCTAGGCATGGTCGAATTGGATTCCTTGAAAATAGACCAGATGTGCATCAAGAATTAGAAGCTTGTAAAGTTATGCTAGGTGGTATTGAAGATGCTTGTAAAAAAATTAAACCATCTCCATTTTTAACATGGACATTAGGAAACCATGATTCACGCTTTGAAACGCTTTTAGCGGCAGTTGCTCCACAGTATGAAAAGATACATGGGTTTCATTTAAAAGACCATTTTCCCGCTTGGAAACCATGCTGGGCTACATGGATTAATGATGTATGTATTAAACACAGATGGAAAGGCGGTGTTCATGCTACTCACAATAATACTATGGGTGCTGGTGTATCTATGGTTACTGGGCATTTACATTCTCTTAAGGTTGCCGCTTATACCGATTATACTGGTACTCGTTATGGAGTTGATACTGGCACTTTGGCTGAAATAGATGGTGAACAATTTGTCCACTATACCGAGGATAATCCAAAAAATTGGCGTAGCGGATTTGCTGTGTTATCATTTCACAAAGGAAAACTTTTACCACCTGAATTGGTAGAGGTTATTGGTGATGGGTTAATAGCTTTCAGGGGACAGGCTTATGAAGTATAGTGAAGCAGGAAAAGGATCAGTGGCTAGAAAAACTGATAAAGAAAAGTTTGATGAAAATTTTGAAAAAATCTTTGGCAAAATGAACAATAAAAAATTTGTTTATGGATCTAAAGACAAAAAAGAAATTTATTATGATTCAGATGAAACAACAAGTTGGGATGAGGATAAGGTAAATATAATAGGTCTTAATGATAATACAGGCGACCATTATATTAAATAAATTTAGAATGCAACATGGCTTGTGTTGCGCTTTAAATAGGTGAGTAGCGTTCCTCAGAAAAGCGGTATTCACAAATAGATAGGGGGCTTAAACACCCCCTTTTCTATTTTACCGATTCATCAATTATTTATTCATAACATACATAGTTACTTCAAAACCAAATCTCATCTCTGTAGCTGCTGGTGTTGTCCACATATATTTGCCTTTCATTTATGACAAACAAAATTATTTGTCTAGCAAATTATGTCTTTTTTGCAACACAAAGACATCAAGAAAATCATTATTTAAATTTAGATTTAATCCACTCATAAATTCTGATGCAATACCAAACTATTGACAATAATGCTGCAATCGCTGGTAAAAATTTCATTACTGCTCCAAGCGCTGTAATTCCTGAAACTGTATCTAATACATGCTTCGTATGTTCTTGCATATCCATATTATTTCTTTCTACTAATTAATGAGATGGCGTTCGAGAGCCATAAACAAACTGTCGCTAGAAGATATATAGCAGATAGAGCCATCAGATAATAAAATAACCAAATAATTTTTATTATCATAATAATC